GCTGGCCGTTGTTGTGTCCATTACTTCAACGATACTCTTCCAGTCTATACTGCTTGGCATAGCCTTCTTCATCTCCTTGTACTGATCGGAGGTGATGTCCTCGTAGGGGGCTTGCTCGTATATATGGCCCTCATCCGCTGACGGTAGAAAAGAAATGCCATTCACAATATCCCAGTTCTGCCATATCCAGGCAGCAACTTCTGCCCAAGAGTTCTCTGGTACATAGCAAGTCATGCTTGGCTTATGCTCACACCAGTTGACAGCAAAGTGTTTCCATAACTCTAGCTGAGTTATCGGAGTTACATCATGCCTAGTCAAAGACTTGACTGGAGACTTCATTGGAAATGAGAACACCCATGCCTCTGAGTTGTGCTTGTCCTCTTCGCAGGGTATGCCAGCCTCTATCATTGCATCAGATAGTGGGTCTTTCTTGTCGTTCCTAACGCGGCGAATATACTGATTGGCCCATCTGGGATGTATACCGCTGGCAGAATTACAAAGCTGGCTCACCGTACCACTCGGTTTGACGCAAGTGATGGCAGCGGATGGGTTTATCTCCAGAATCTTAGCCCACTTCTCATTCACTACTCTAGCGGTATCCCGCAGATCGTTTAACATCTCAGCCGAACTGACTCGCAGAGTAGGGCAGTCATAGATTCCTGTTATCGAGACACCTAGCAGCCGCTCCTCCTCGCAGTTATCGGTCCATCCTTTACGCAAGAACTTGAAATCAGTTAGGCAGGACTGGAGTGTACCTAAGATAGTAGCCATCCTGACTTTATCAGTGAGGGAGTCTATATCGTCTGACGGTAAAGCGACTACCTCAGTTAAGTTGCAGAACTGTCCTGGTCTGAGAACAATCTCCGAGCAGGGGTTGCATCCAAACTCATGGTCTGAATCTCTCCGTTCGGGGAGCATATTCTTACACGCTTGTCGGTTGAAGATGCCCCTTTCTCCCGATCTGCTCTCGTAAATAGCAAGCCACTCACGCATGAAAGCGCCCATGTCTGGCTTCTCGGTATAACAGATTGAATTATTTGAGAGACTTCTTTGCGGGTTTTCCGCGAACCAGTTACCCATCTTTGCATGGCGCATCCTCTCGTCTGAATGGTTAGACAAACTAATGAGGGATGTGCGTCGCACACCACCTACAACTACACATTCCCCGATATGACACATCACATCATGCACCTCAAGGGAGGTGAGTTTTCTACCTCTAGCACCCTTGAAGACATTACCTACGTTTATGAACATCCTCTCGAAAGGCCACGGGCCACTAGCCCTACCACCGAAAGTTTTGAGGGGTGCGCCAGCAGGACGCAGCCTGGAAGTGTCTATCTTGGGCATCTTCCCACTGTAGAGGAGCCTGACGTATTCATCTAGGGCAGTCGCCCACCCCAACTTGCTATCACGCACCACAATGGTCGTGTCAGTCTCGAAAAACTCATCCGCTACCTCTGGCAGCTTAGAAATGTACTGACGTTCCACACTGTAACCAAGGCCCGTCCCGTTCATCTGAATGTAAAGAGACTCACCGAACACCCGGATATGATCGACCGCCATGTAAGCGCAGTTGTATCCTGCTATGTTGTCGCGTGTCAGTGCCTCACCTGCGGTCATCAAGCACCGCATAGAAGGCATCACGTTCTTGGAATAGACAGCCTCCCGTATTTCGGTGGAGAGAAGGGTGGGGAGATTAAACTTCTCGCTAAAGTAATTCACATAGCGATCAACTGTCTCACCCCAGTCCTCCCTCCTCTGCTGCTCCGGTAGATACCGAGCATAACGAGAGACTGCAATGTAGTCCTCGTATAAACTCATTAGGCTGTAACCTCCGGTTTAGTTGGTAAGTCCTCATCTTCTTCGATCAGAACCTCATGGTAGGAACCGTCTGGATTCCTCCAAGCCTTGTACTTCTTCTGAACCATCTCGCTCCGAACAATAATGCTGGGGTCTTCTTCAGTCCCCACATCGTTATCATACATTCGAGGGCCGTATTTATAAGGCTCAAGTATCTCCCTCATTAGATCGCCAAACATTGGCGTATTCCTCAACATCATATGCCTCATAGATTTTCTCCGTCTGTCCCAACCACAATCAGGGGATCGGGTTCCCTAACAGCAGCGGCCAGTAGGTTGAGTAAGTCCTCAAGCCTCACCACTGCCAACATATCTGAACTGCGATACTCACCCAGGACTACGGTGGGTATCTTATCGTCTGATCCTTCTATAGCCTGCTGCATGGCATCTTTAATAAACTTTGAGAGTTTCCTGCGGTACTTACACTCGATACCGAGGTAAGGGTGCGCTACGTCCAGAGGCGTCCTCCTGTCCGATACTGGTATCCTCTCGCCCCCAGTGCGTAGCGCGACCCGTCTTTCAAATGCTTTCCAGTTCTTGTCCATCTTTAGATTTCTTTTTTAGGTAAAGCCATGTCGCCATAGCGCTTAACATTTTGCTTGCAGTCATCACTAATACATTGAGTGGATTCATAATCCCTATCATGGCGGTGAATACTAAAGAATCTATCGGAGTACCTACCGCAGATGAAAGTAAAATCCTATCGCGTAGTGGTCTTTTGGTGACGCTGTAAATAATCCAGTCAACCGTTTCAGAAAGAATAAATGCGGTTACTGATGCAACAGCAACAAAAGGGTCTGCCATAAAATAAGAAATAACACCACCCAGCAGCATAACAGGCATCACCCAATGACCAATTTTGCGTTGGGCCATATCCCTAAAAATAAAGGTAAGGCCAACAATAACAGAGGTTGGCTGCCAGATGCCGATAGGGGGTATGATTGTAAACAACCAATTTACTCCCACAATACTTGCTACATATACTACTGCCCACATAGTTGAATCTCCTCCTGTATTAAGATAGAACCGTTTGGATTCCATACTGGAGCCGAGTTGCAGGATTCTATGCGATCTGCAATCACATTGGCTCGTTGACTGCGCTTTTGTGGTTGGTAGATACCAAAATTACGCCCATACATAAATGAATTTAATGCGGCGTTAGCACTATCACTCGATGCAAATGGTACACAGCTGAATATATTTGGATCAAGCATCCGCAAGCCATGCAGTTTACATCTGGGTCTGCCTTCCGCATCACACACAGCCTCCATCGCAGATGCCATTCTTACCCAAAACTTCTTACTTCCTGGTGTCATCCCAGTAGTTGAACCAAAAGAAATCCTAGGCCATTCATTTGCTAATCTCTCCAACCTCTCAATAGATTCATTTAGATGCCAAACTGGAACCCCTTGAACTTGATAAGGCCATTCACCCACTAAAGCATCGTTTTCTTCTTCCGATCCTTCGATAACATCCGGTATTAAAGCCCAATCAAAACCAGGATGATGTTTCCAGTTGTTTACCCACTCGTAGTAGCCTTTGACATCAAGTGTCCCGCCACGTTTCCATACTGAAAAAGCCCCGTTGTCAAAAATAAAGGACAGCGAAACCTCTGCGATAATCTCAAGTTCTTCTGGATGTTGGAAGCTGATTAAGGAGTGCCTACCAGAGAAAAACTCATGGGCTTCCGATATTTTTCCGAGTGGGCCTCCATGATAATGTATCAAATCAGATTCCTCTGTAAAAAAAGAGTTGACCGAACAGTGGTTGGACTCTTCGCCCCTCCCTAGCCCTCTGCTCGAAGGCTCCTGACGATCAACTCCTATAAACCTTTATGTCCTTGAGTTTGCCAAAGTGCTTAGTCACCTCAAGCACCACCTTCTCCATCTCTGGAAGCCTCTTTATGTACTCCCACTTTGCTCGTTTTCCCTGAGGCGAATCTTCGTAAAGCACCTCGTCCTTCCACCTCCATTCTCTTGTGCCATTCCCCTCTCGTTTCCCCATCCTTAAACCATAGCCCCTGTCTCTTTAGGGAGTCCTTCAGGACTTCCCTGAAAGGAACCAGTTTCCCGTCCATCTTCTGCATGGAATAGCGATCAGCATGGCAGGAATCGCACAGTATATAAGGGTGTAGCTGGGTTGCTCGTTTCTTCTCACAGTCGCTGCACCATAGATTGGATGTCTGCTCTGACGTCGAGTTGGAACTCATGTCTCATTGTCTCCTGGTCGATTTGGTCACCAAGGTAATGGCCTGCCTCGCCTATGTTCGAGATGAAATTATCGAGGTCTTCTCGTAACGTCGTGAGGCTGCTGACCACATCTATGAAATCATCGTGGCTGTAACCACCGCGAGCAGCTATCTCAATGTCTCGCACCGTACCCTCTAGGAAGACCACAGCCATAGCACAGTCGTGTTCTCCCTTCTCGTACATGGCCTTCTTCTTGTCTGTCATGGTAATGACCCTCAGTCTCTTGAAACGCCTGTCACGGAGCATAGGGACGGCCACATCACGCCCTAATGCCTCAATACAAGCAGACCGGGACGAGTACACAATCCCAGTCTGCGTATCCAGAACATTACCAACTCGGACAGTTAAGCGCCTCAATTTCTTCCTTTGTAAAGTGTTTCACGGGTTTTACAGTAGCCTCTTTGGGATTCCAATAGGGGTTGTGGTGACGTTCTGAGCCATCCACAGCCATGAGGTACTCAGCATCCCAGTTGACATGGCGATACCCTAGACCTCCTGCGTACAGGTGAGGCGAGGAAATCTCTACGTCGTTCCCCTTCTCGTCTTCCACTGGGATCGCATCCGGTGCAGAGGTTTCCACCACTCCATCCTCCAAGAGTCCACCAGTTTCCCCCAGTTCTGTCATTTGATGGGGGGTGTACAGTGGCTCTAGCACTCTAGGATTCCAATGCTGACGTTCCCCAATGGGGGGTTGATACTTCTGGAGTTTGCGGAATATTTCAAACGCTTCCCTTAGTGCTGTAACGGCATACTTTTCCAGATCGGTTTTCGGGGCTACATAGTTGGGAGCCTTCTGATCTGAGTAATTCCCCTTCGGGGCAAACTGACGAATCTTGTCGATTCGGTTTAGGCATCTGTTGATGGCAGAGTCCAGGGGCGTAGTGCCATCTGCAACTCCACGATGGGCTGCTGCCAGAAACTTAGGCAGATTACGGATAACCTGCATTGATTTATCTATTACGACAAGACGTTCATCTGTATGTTTCATAGTGTTCTCCTTCTATACTATTATAGTTTCAAGTTAAGTGGTTGATTTCTTGGACTTCTTGCGACTAGTTTGGATGATACGCCCAGCATTGTACCAGCCTCGCCTGTACCGTTTAGCTCCCGCTTTGTTGTCTCCGTACAGGGAGCGGATACGCCTTTCACTTGGATGTTTAATTTTCATAACTATTGCCCAAAGTTGTTCACATAATCAATTACTTCCTGTTGACCATCAGCATGGCCTTGACGATATCTAGAGTCATCACCAATGTCACAGGCTTTACCCCAATAAATGGAATGGAAAAGTTCTTTGTAGATTACTTCTACCGCTTTTCCATAATCTTTTTGGGAATCGAACTGTTTTATAGAGAGTTCTTTAAGCAACTGCTTGAATCTCCCTGCCGTTTCCACAACATCACTCACTTCTAAATTTAATGCTTTCATTTCGATCTAGCTCCGTTTAGTTGAATAAAAATACACGGTAAATGAATTCCTTGGAGAAGTCAAATTTATAGGCTTCCACAGAGCCTTTGGTCTGACCAATAGGGCCAGTGTTCCCAACGATTGAAAAAATATTTCATTTTTTTTACCCCAGTGTTTTAGCCATTTTTTATCCCCAACTATAATAGTATAGAGGGATAGATAATGTGTCCGACATTAGAATTACGAGCATCTTGTGGCTCCATCGGATAGATAGCGAGACTGAACAGCAGCCTATGAGAGACGGGTAAAAATGTCGTTAAAGTGATAAAAAAATGGTCGAGGATTGGGCCTTCCTTTGTACAACAGGTCGACAAATACCGCTGAACAGTACCAAGTTTGTGCTTGCAGGGAGGCTGATCACTAACGTCTCTCATTAAGACAGGTGCAACTTTACTGTTGTAAATAAACAACACTAGAATACTCCCATGTCATCAGAAAATGATCGGACCCAGCGCCGGTCCCGTAGACAACGAAACCTGGCGCAGCGCGACTCATGGAACCGTACCAAGAGCGGAGCCATGAAAGACCGCTCAAAGTACAGCAGGAAAATGCGGTCGAGATCGAAACTTATCATGGAGATAAACTCGGATATGGGTTGATTTATTGATGGGTTGGCCTCGCGTATAATCGCGCCAATCCTCGTCGCTGTCTAGCTTTGTCTTGTCTAGATACTGTCCTTTGACCAAGACATTATAACGCCTCCGGTTGGCATACTTTCGGAGCAGGCGTACAAACTCCCGCCCATCATCATCGTTGGGAATCTCGCAGAACTGATAGCGAGGGGGTGTTTTCTTACTCATGGTTAGTCATCTCCATAGTCTGCCCCACGGTACTCTGCGGGGTCTACTTGATACTCATCAAGGGGTTCCACGTCTACATCTTCATGGCAATTGGCCTCAAAGACTGCGCGAGCAAATCCGCGAGGGGTTGCGCTTCTGATGTTCTTAGTCTTCATGGATTTACCACCTAGTTTGCGGTGCTGCGTAGACGATCCAAACGAATCGCACTCTACCGCATCCTTTGCAGGCATGGAAAACAGGTCGTTTGTCCAAAGACAGGTCTTTTTTGAGTACCCATCACGAGGCGCAATGTAATCCGGCCACTTCGGGTGGATGGCTTCATCTTTTGGAATGTAACCGCCATATTCAAAAGGATGAAAATAATAGTCTGGCTTGCGCCACATTGTAGCCAATACTGATACCGGATTCTCAATATAGTACGGGCAATTGAACTTTTCAGCGAAGTCGGCGCACATTACAGCATAGTGTACCGCTTCATCTTGAAAGTGTTCATTCTGGGCCTTCTTACGGGCAAAGTGAGCGGCCCCCGAAATTGCCATATCAGTGCAGACTGGGTAGCAAGAAATAAATGCAACCTCAGCGCCAAAGTCTTGAGCAATCTCGTCTAAATGCTCCTGATCGTGTAGGTCAGCTTTGATGTAGTTTATCTCGCCGCCTAATTTACCGACTTTTTCAGACTCTACGCCATACTGCCAATAACGGTGTTGTATATCGAAGCAGTAGCATTTATAACCAGCTTCGGCCCACGGTCTGACGGCTTCGCCGGTGTAGTCGTAAAGTGATAGTACAGTTTTCATAATTACGTTTACCTTTTAATTTTCCCTAGACTGCCAATAATAGCACAGTCTAGGGGATTCTGATTGGTTTATAGGTTTACTTATTTGGTTACACTTA